CGGGGTCTTTGAGCGTTTGATCCGCTCAACCGTGTAACACTTTTGTTTCATATTAGTATCTCCTTTTCTTTAGGCGCCTGATACACCGGTTGATATCAATGCCGGTTTTATGTCTTTTGAGTTCTTTCCTTCGTATCCATTTTGGCTCCCCACAGGTGGTAAAATCGAGAGAATAAAGAGAATTCTCTTCTTTAAGCCCTGACATCACTGCTGGGACATCGAACTGTGATCCATCCTCTTTTGTGACCCTGAGGAGGACATTTCCTTCAATGAAGGCACTGAATAATTCCTGATCTCCCATATACCTTACGCCATTGCCATCCTTCCCTGCAGGGCTGCCTGCAGCATTTCATTCGTGAGGCCTTCCACGGCCTTGATGTCTTTCTGTTTGTTGCTGAAGCAGGAGTAGAGGTTGCGCAGCCGCTCGGCCGGGATCTTATTGAAGCTCCCGTAGCCGGTGGCACGGCAGGCGATGCCCTGGATCAGCGGCAGGCTCTCCTGCTGCCCAGTAGCCCGCAGGTATCCACCGATGGCCGCGATGCCCCGCTTGCGGAGGCGGTTCATGTCCGGCTGCCCGGCCTGTTCCTGCAGCTTTGCGCACAGGTCGATCAGGTCGTGGGTGTCGATGTCGGCCGAGCTGTCCACGCCGTAGCTGGCGACCAGGGCCATCTTTTCGTCCTTCGTCATACCGCACACGCTGCAGAGCGTGTGGAACTTCTTCAGGACCTTCTTGTGAATGTCATCCATTGCGTTCATATCAGTCGGTATTAGGGATTTCCAATTCTTTTATCAGTGTTTCTTCACCGTACATTGCAACCAGTTCATTATAGGCTTTCGTCTCTGCCTTACCCCGGGTCATCTTGCCCAGCACTACGTAAACCGCCACCATACATCTCCAAAAGGCGTGAATCTGTGCTCCTTTCTCTGTCATAGCCATTAAAAGCTCTTGCGTATTCCTTCCAACACTTCTCTCGCTTTCGTGAAAGAAAAGGTCGGCGGAATGTTCCCAGAAGTATCAAGGTGGGCGAGAAAGCGGTCAATTAGGCCAAGAACCGCAGACTTCTCGGATAAAGCCACGAAACCGCCATCCCCACACGGAAGAGTTACCTTCACAATCCCATTGTCACTGGTTAATTTGCCCCCGGCGACCCAGTACGGGCAAAATCCGCGTTTAATAACCTTTTTAACTCGCACTTTATTATCAGAATCGCCGTATGTGTTAATCTTCTGCTTTATCATATCGGTCGCGTATTAGAATAGTTTCGGGTTGATTTCATCGTAGGCCAGATTGCAGAGGCGAAGCGCGAAATTGCGGTTCTCATCGTTGCTTTCCCCGGCCACTTGCGCGCGAATAGTCTGGATTGCGTCATAGACAGCAGCATATTCGCTGTCAAAGGTCTTCTGGATGTTGGCATAAATGCCGACTCCGAACCCAAACGAATTGGTCGTAACGTCGTATCCCGCTTTCCAGCGGCCATTGATGCAGGCCGTCATAATGGAATTGAACCGCACGTCCCCTTTTATATGGGGCAACGGGTACTCCAGATGCGCGACAACTCTCATTGTTGCCGGCCGCTTCCTGCCTCCTCCAGTAATGATTTCTGTTCTTTGTGTCATAGGTCAAAAGTTTAGTCATTATACATTGTCACACCACGCCGCGTTGGCCCGCTCAGGCCAGATCACGAAGGGCTGGCCACCCTCGCCGGCATCCTTGTCCTCGTATCGTGACGTCGGATAAGCCTTGAACCTGTCCACGTATAGCTTCACGTCGGAGAGGCGCCGCACCGTCTCGGCAATGGCCGGATCCGGAAGACCCCGTTTCTCGTGCGCCAGGAATATGAAGAGCTTCGTGGGATAGTTCTTCACCAGATCCACGTAGTCTTTCTTTCGGAACCCGGGCAGGGCGGTCAGCGAATCGATGATCACCACCCCGGGGCTCTTCCTGCGTGAGAGCCGCTCGCGCAACTTCTCGATGGGTTCTTTGTCGAGGAGCACCACCCGGCTCTTGGCCTCCGGCAGTCCGACCCGTACCCACGACTTCTGCAGGGTGAGGCTCAGGCCCTGTTCGAGGCTATTGTAGGCCACCTTGGCCCATTGGCTGAGGTACTTCGCCATCATCAGCGCGAAGGTGGTCTTGCCGCTGCCGGAGCCGCCCCAGATGATCCAGCTGCCGTGGAGCTCCGGATACCCGATGCAGGCCTTCCAGGGACCCTCGAACGGCGCGGACTTGAAGCGCGCCGCCGTTACATCGTGGTTCGAGATGGCGGGCGCGATCCAGATGTCCTTCTTCTTCGCCTTTGCCATCACGCCTCCTCCTGCTCCTGGGTCTTGAGAGACCACACCAGCCTCTTCACGCGGCGCAGGTCGCCGTCGGCCTCCTCCGCGATCCGGGCGATGTCGCCTTTGTCCGTAACACCGTTGACGGCGCAGATGGCCGCCACGTCCTTCGTATTGGCCAGCGGCAGGCCGATGAACTTGCGGCCCACGCGGCTGTAGATCTCGCGATAGCCCTTGCGGCTGTTGCGCACCCCGCGTTTGATGCGCTTCTCGAGGTAGTCCGTCGCGCAGAGCAGGATGCCGCAGTGGTCCTCCAGCTGGTTGTAGATGCTGATGAAGAAATACAGCACCTGGTCGCTGAGCTTGTCGGCCTCGTCGAGGATCACCAGCGGGGCGTCCTTCTTTTTCAACGCCTGGATTGCGTCGAACATCATATCGGTGACCGTGCCGGTGGCCTCAATGCCGAGGCTGCGCAGCAGCTCCGTCAGGAAGTGCTTCCTGTTCCAGTACTCGCTGCAGCAGAGGTGATAGACGTTGCGGTTGGCAGCGGTGTAGGTCTTGATGGCCTCGGTCTTGCCGCAACCGGCGTCTCCCACCACGGCCATCACCAGGGCGTTGTCCTGGGCGTCGGTTAGGATCTGCGTCATCTTCGTGTAGCCGCGCGTCGGCACGATGTTCCAGCTGCGGCGCTCGTAGCCAACCTGATGGGCGACGTTGCGCCACATGTCATCGCTGATCAGGTCCCAGTTGCCGGAGAGGATCTGCGAGATCGTGGCTGCGCTCACCTCGTTCAGCGAGCGGGCGGCCTTGTTCTGCGAGCCCTTCTGTTCCACGTACTCCGCGAGCAGGGCTTTGATGCTTTGTTTCTCTTTGAGGGTCATTTGAGTAGTTATTAACGGGTTAGTATATATCGAATCGGTTGAAATCTTCGTCCTCTTCCTGGGCGAGGAGTGGTATCGGCACCTTCTGCATATTGACCGCCTCGCAGTCGATCTCTTCGGCAGCCTTGCCGGCCTCGAGCATCCGAGCCTCCTTCAGCTGGTTGAGCCGCTTCTGGCTCACCAGGTCCTTGTGCTGGCCCCGGCTGTCGGTGATGATGGTCTTGGCCAGTGTATTGTCAAGTTCGCTGTCGTGGTCGAAGATCCGCTGGGTGATGGCGTCTGCCTCGGAGGCCACCTCAGCCACGTGCTCCGTCAGCGACTTGTTGAAGTCGCGGATCCGCTGCAGTTGCTCGGCGTCACCCGGCTTGCGGTCGGCAAGGGCCATCGGCTGCACGTACTTCTGCTCCAGCAGGAAGCGGTATTCGCCGCTCTCGCTCACGGCGAGGATATGGCTCAGGTCGTGAGGGTCCACCAGGGCGGTCCAGCGGAGGTAGTCCAGCTTGCGGAAGGCAATGTCGAAACTGTCGTAGGCGATGCGCTCGCCCTCGATGGTCACGCGGAGGCCGCATCCCTCCAGAACATGGCGGCCCATCTCCACGCCGTAGATGCGGAGGAAGGTTTCGTCGGACATCACCCGCCGGTACTCCGCGGCTGTCTGGCCCCAGTAGGCCAGGAAGGCCTCACGCTTAGCGGCGCGCTCCATCTCCATGATCATCATGATCTGCTTGACCACCTCCTCGGCGGTCGGGAAGTCGTGCTTGTTGTTGTCGAGCCACTTGGGGTTGGGCTGCACCTCCCGGCGGCTCTTCACGCCGAAACCGCTCCAGTTCTTCATATACTGGGCGTAGTTCTTGTTCAGATAATTGAAGTAGGGCTCGATTACCTTCGCCTTGGCGTTGCCCACCTTGGCCGGGACGTAATGGGTACAGGAGGCAGTATATACTGGGGCGAGGGCGGTGCGGGCGTAGTTGTCGCTCTGTATCTCATAGGGCTGGAACCGGAGGCCAAACAGCTCGCGTGAGTGGCGCAGGGCGTTGCCCAGGGCGTCGCGGATCACGGCGGCATTCTCGTGGGCGCTGATGGCGTAGCCGATCGGGTAGTTGCAGCAGGGATCCAGCACAACCTCGAGGTTCATCCTGCCGGTGAAGCCGTCGGGACCCTTGTAATAAAGTTCCGACGTCCAGCCATCGTGCACCCAGTAGAGCAGCGCTCCGCTGGGGCGACGCCTCGTCACCTGCATGGCCTTCGAGTTCCAGAACTCCTGCGGGCCGCGGCGGCCGGCCGTCACGTAGAGGCCGTTCTTCTTGATGAAGTTCAGGGCGGTGCCGGAAGTGATCTCCTTCCAACCACGGGCCTTGGCCACGATATTGTACATCCGGGCTGCTTGTGCGGCGTCGAGGTTGTTGCCGGCCTTGCAGATGTCGAGCATCACCGAATGCTGGTCATCGGTCACGATCTTGCCGGCGGTCTTGTTGCCCAGCTTGCCGCTGATGAACACGCTGGGGCCGTCGTTCATATACTGGTTGTACTTCTCGTGCAGGCGGGCGGGATTCCCCGGAAGGCTGTGCGGCCACTGGTCGGCCAGACGCGGCAGCACGTCGGCCACCTTCCGCCAGAACTCACCGCGCGGGATGCGCCGCTTCCCGCCGGCCCTAAGGCACTCTTCGTCACTGCGCTCCAGGCGCCGACGGCAGGCGTTCAGGATCGAGCAGTTGTTGGTCAGCTCCTCCACCTTCGCATCGGTGAAGCCCTTGCCATCGTGCTTGTAGCCGGCAAAGAAGGCGTGGGCTTCGTGGTCGGTCTCCATAAGCTCCATCAGCGTGATGGCCTCCTTCTGCCCCTGCAGGTCGGGGAAACGGTGGTAAACCTGGTGCTTGTACTTCTCGGGAAGGGTGTCCACGTAGTACAGGGCCTTGCGCTCGTAGCAGGCGCGACGGGCTCGCTCGGCGTTGCCACGAACAAGCAGCTGGCGCAAGGAATTTGTGGAAAGTATCCCCACGAGATCCTCCTGCGTGGCCGCCGGCCTTCCGTTGATGTACTCGATCATTTGGTTTGTCTCTTTTTTCTTAGATCCGCTGCGGGAGTCGAACCCGCACACCCCGTTGTATATACAGAGTTATGGCAGAAATGGGGTGCCCGCCAGGAACGGCCCAGCAGACTATGCGCGGTCTGCCTCGCGATAGGGCGAATCCAGCTTCCAGAGTAACCGGTCCGTCCCCCATATCAGTGCCGCCGCCGCAACCAACCCCAGCACCCCAATCTCCTCCGCCGCCAGCAACCACACCAGCGCCCCGGCACCTACACACATAACCAAAAATTTCAGCGTCTTTTTCATATTGTTAGGTATTAATGTCTTTTGTTGCCCAGCGGGGAGTTGAACCCCATAATGTCCTAAGCCTCCGGAGCATCAGCCTTGCGGCTGGTTAATGCTGGTGCGGCCTATCCATTTAGCCACCTATCTGGGCAGTGCTGTCTTTCCAAGCTGCCAGCCAAGTTTTGAATGTGGACTTATCGTGTGACTTATCCGAGGTATATGGCATTGGGCTTCTCAGGGCCTCAGGTTACGTATTCCGTCTCCTTGCCGCCACGTTCCAGCGCGACCTTCCGGATCCGTTTCGCGATATCGCTGTTACGCTCGTAGCGGAGCGCCCGCATCACCGTCCTGTCCGAAACGCGGAGCATTCCGGCAATGACACTGATCTCTCCGTGACGCACAAGTATCTGTTTCATTAGTCCGTGATTGTTTGGGGTTCCTCAAGCAATTCCTTGAATTTCCTGTCACGGGCGGCCTTGGTCGGAAAGCCCTCCAGCGTCCTCCAGTCAGCATTGAGTGCTTTGCCCCGGCTGTACACCTTGATCCGGATGTTCGGCGTGTCATCGCAACGGAGGATCCGCCAGCCAGCATCAAGCAGTTTGTTTCTTGAATTTGCGTTCATAGTCGTTTTTTTCTAACTTTGAAGCGTGGTCAGGTTTCGAACCACGGTGCAAATATAGAAGATAATCTTCAACTAACAAAATTTTGAGAAGAAAATTTTCAACAACATGGAAACTTTGCTGGATCGCATAGCTAAGATTGCTACAGAAGAGGGAATTAGCATTACTCGCCTGGAACAGAGGATAGGAGCAAGCAAGGGAGTTTTATCCAGAGCTCTCCAGAATAAAACCGATATTCAGGCAAAATGGCTCGAGAAGATTGTTGAAAATTTTCCCCGTTATAATTTAGACTGGCTCATAACCGGCGAGGGAGAGATGCTTAAAACCCCTTCGAAGGCCCATCAAACGGAAAAGCGCCTGATCCCGCTCTATGCCGACGTCACCTCCATCGGCGGCAACAACGGGACGTCGGCTGACGTGGCCACGCCCTACGGCAACGTCCTCGAGTGGATCGACGCCGGCGACTGGTTCCCCGGGGCTACCGCCGCCATCCACCACTACGGCGACTCGATGGTCGAGTATCCCTCTGGATGCATCCTCGCCCTCAAGCGCGTCGAGGACACGCGCCTCATCATCAACGGCAAGGCTTACGTAATCGAGACCGATGAGTTCCGCATCACCAAGCAGCTCCAGTACGACGGCGGCGACTACATCATGGCCTACTCCTCCAACAACGCCAAGTATGACGACGGCCGGCTGATCCACGCGCCGATCCGCATCCCGATGGACGCCGTCCGCCACATCGACCTGGTCATCGGATACGTAGTCAAGGAATTCAGCAACGGCGCCATCCCCATCATCAAAAGCTACACGCGATAATATGGACCTTCAGGAACGTATGCAGCAAGAACGGCTCGTGCGTATGCAGATTGATGATCAGCGCATGAACCGTGAAATAAAGCACCTCACTAAACTCCAGAAGAAGACTTTTCTGGAAATAAGTAAGGGCAAGAAAGAGTTTGAAGTAGTCTCTGCTGACTCTTCGACGGGTATAATCCTACTTTCACTTCAAGATCTCGGATTGATACAGGTATCCCAAGTCAAAGGGGAGATGAGAACAAGAATTACCACAAAGGGGAAATTATTGCTGCTGGAGAACTCAAAACTACGTTTCCCACCTCAAGAGTTCACGCGATGGGTTATAACTACCGCCATTGCGGTATTGGCATTGGTTATATCAGTTTTCCTATTGCTGAAATAGCCAGTATAATGGCCAGAATTAAAGCGACAATAGCCACGACCACTTCCAGCCAGAAGATGATCCATGAGGCATAGACCTCAAGCTGATAACGCCAGTCAACGTACTTCCACCAGTCTTTTGGCCTTTTCCACATATCTTAATGATAAACGCCCCGCCGGCGAGGTGCAAGAAACCAGTTTTAGCAACTCCGGCAGGGCGCGTGATAATAACTATTCTTTTAACCCAAATACAAAGAAAGCCCATATCCTCGTAATTTCCAATACCTTACATCAGCGTCCCCGCTGAAAAACCGTGAAATAGGGGGTAGCGAATCCACCGAAAACGCGCGTTTTTTCTCCGAAAAAGGCACATAGGGGGGGGGCGAAACGGGGGTCGGTTGGACGGTCTTTGTCACGGCAACTGTCACGGCAACTGTCACCCCATCTCATTTTCGGGCCGTCTTCGAAGGGCGTTCAAAGACTGGTTGAAGGGCGTTCGATCAGGGCTCTTTTGGGGTCATTTGGGGCCTCCGCCAGGCTTCCCAGCTGCTTCTTTTGTTCGCCTCTGCCCTTGGGCGTGAAAAGGCCGAAAACAGGCCAAAAACAAGCTTCCAGCGCCCACGTCGATAAACGCGCCGCGACGATCAAAAACGCGCCCAGAAGGCCGTCAGAATCATTTCCGCGGCCTCACGAAAAAGGGCCAAAGGCATCTCCGCCCAGTACTGGAAAAATAAGCCGCCCGGACACAAAAAAAGCGGCCAAACCAGCCGCCCGACGTCATTTTTCAACCTTCCAACCGCCCCATGTAAACTTTCATCCAACCTTCAGCCCAGAAAACCGCTCCTCATGTAAAGCAAATGTAAACCAATGTAAACTTTTTTCACATTTCGTTTTGAGCCACCTCCACACTCCAGAAGGTCGCAACTACTCCACTTTCAGCACGTTGCGCGTCCTTTCCCAGTACCAGACAATTTCACATTTCGTTTTACGCCCCATACATCTTGATTATTCAAGTTGAGAACAGCGTGAGCAGTTGTTCCACTACCAGCAAATGAATCAAGAATAATAGCATCTTTATCACATAAGAAGTTGATTAGATACTCAATAAGAGACACATCTTTGGGAAAGTCAAACACTTTCTTGCCAAAAAGCCTAGTAAGGAACTTGCCTGCTTCCTCCGTTGTATTAACCCCGACCTTGAAATCGATAAAATTAGGAGGGACCTCGGGATCATAGTTCACTTTTTTGTGGCTAAGAACCAGGGCTTTTGAACAATTGATTCTATTACCCGACTTAATTTCCTTTTCTAAGAAAGATTGTTGCCACCTCCAGTGGTTCGTCATCGAAACCGTAGTAACATTCAGCCCATCCTTAAAAACGAGTTCATTCAACAGAACTGTCGGATTCTTTGACGTTCCATATGTCCCCGGGACATAAACACAATCTTTCCCCTTAAAATGCAACTCTCCGGGTTTAAATGTAAGCGTTGATATTGGATTTGAAGCAGTAATTAAGGGGTCGTCGCTAGGACTTACCTTCTGTACCCCCTTATATTTATTTTTTGTTTTGTGCTTTTCATAGCACAAAACATACTCAATATTCTTTTTAATTTTAAATGAAAGATTCGGTGGAGTAGCTGATTTATACCACATCCACTGACCTATAAAATTATGAGCACCAAATATCTCGTCACATAAAAACTTTAGTGCTGCAACTTCATTGTCATCAATAGAAATGAAAATTGCGCCATCGTCTGCCAAAAGTTGCCGAAGAAGAACGAGCCGAGGATACATCATGCACAACCACTTATCATCTCGAGAGAGGTCTTCGCCTTCCGGCCCAACAATTTCCCCCAACCATTTTCTGATTCGAGGGTCGTTCACATTGTCATTGTAAATCCATTTTTCGTTGCCTGTATTATAAGGAGGATCTATATAGATACACTTTATAGTTCCCACGTATTTGGGTAAAAGTGCCTTTAAGCCAATAAGATTGTCTCCATGAATAATAATGTTCCCGCTTCCAGTATAAGATTTATCATCAAGATTAGTTGAACGGAACCCATATTTATGTTTCAGGGTATGAAAAGGCACATCAAGGTGATGTGTCATAACCTTCTCTTTCCCTATCCAATTTAGAGATGGCATAGAGATATGTTTTTAAGCAGCCGCTATCATTAAGGCTATAATTACTATTAAACCTTGAATATATAGCCTCCTAACAATAATAGTTCAAATTTACGAAAAATTTACATATTTCCATAAAGAATCCTTTTCAACCCATAGAAACGCGCATTGTCATCCAACATCATACTGAATATTCGCCCCGATCATTTTAATGACTCTATAGTACTTGTATTTTATTATCTTCCTTATCTTTCGCTGTTATTCGTGAAAAATTTCCACCCGGCTTCTCCCCTCGCCCTTCTTTACCACCTTTATTTGGGTCGGAACACGACTTTCGAGTTCCTCGCGGTGCGAGATAATGCCCACGCGGCGGTTGCTTTCGCCAGCCATCTCCTGCAACTTCTCCAGCGTTCCCATGACCGACTCCAGAGTCTTTGCATCGAGTGTGCCGAAGCCTTCGTCAATGAACAGGATATTGACGTTCATGTCAGATCGGTTAAGAGACGAAAGTGCAAGCGACAACGCGAGCGATATCATGAAGCGCTCGCCACCTGACAGGACGGCCACGCTCCGAATCTGGTCCTTGTTGTAGCGGTCCAGAACGAGGATTGACAGCTGCTCGTTCTCCTCACTGCAGGTAAGCTTGTAGCGGTCGGTAATGCGCTCGAGATAGATGTTAGCGTTGTTCAACAACGGCCGCAAAATATAGGTCTGCACCAGAGTCCGGAAGCGCGATCCGCCAAAATATCCGTTCAGCAGGTTCCATTTCTCGAAGACCTCCGTTGCCCGTTTCAATTCTTCAGCTCGCTTCTCCAGCAATTGGACATTCTCAGTATTCTCCGATAGTTTCCCATTGATGAAGCCAATAAGAACAGCGAGATCTTCTTTCTCCTTAGAGAGATCATCTTTCTCCTTTTCCAGGTCTGCCCGAATAGGAATCGTCTCCTCGGATTCAGCGCCCAGAGCATGCATAGCAGCGTCACGCTGCCCGGAGGCCAGAGTAATGGTATCTGTCGCCGACTTTAATTCTTCATCTGTCTTCTTGACGAGTTTGCGGGCGGCATCCAAGCCTTTGACCGAACCCGCAATAATATCCAGCGCTTTTTCGTCTCGACCCGTATTATCATACCACTGCGTCAACACCTTTTCGCATTCGGAGGCCGTCTTTTTATATCCTTCAACAGCTGTTTTCAGGGTTTCTGCCGAACGATAGAGTTCACGCCATTCGGCGACGATGTCCCGGCACTGGTATTCAACAGGTAGAACGTCTACTGCCCAATCAGCATAGGATTTCGCGATTCCTTCCCTGAATTCTCCCATGACCTTAAGTTTGTCCCTCAGCGTCCCGAGTTCTGTTTCCTCCGCTCGGACAGACTCTTTGCATTTATCATACTCGTCTGCGTCTGCCTTGAGTTGATCATTTGTTGAAGACAGCTCATCCGTCCATCCAGGATAAAACTTGGAAATAGCCTCTGATATTTCCTTGAATAGAGACTCTTTGCTCGTTACCTTTTCGTCGAAGGACATCTTCAAGTTGGAGATGGCAATAGCATTGTCCTTTACGACCTGGTCCGCCGCGGATGCCGCCTTAAAGGCACTTTCGTATGCCTTTTGAAGCGGCGTCTTTTCTTTGAGTAGTGCGTTGATCTGCTTTTGAAGTTCTTCCGCATTCTGTTGCTTAGCCTTCAGATCTGCCTCCGTCACCGAAAGATCCGTCTGCCGCGTCCGAATCCGTTCCTTCATGCCATCACCCGCTTCCAGGCCGGCTTCGCGTGCTTTCTTGGAAATGCTTTCCGCTTGTTTTGCCACCTCCTGCTCCTTTCCCTGCAAGTCCTTTTTCTTCCCGTCAAGCGCACCGGAGAATTTCTGCTGTTCCTTGAGCGCCGTTTCACGCGTCTTATCTGCTGCTATGAACAAGGCGTCAGCTTCCTTCCGCTGCTGGCCAAGTTCAGTAAGGCGCCCCTTGAAGTCGTCGGTGATCTTCTCGATCTTCTGTCCGCACAAAGGGCATATGGGCTCGTTCTCCTCGACGAGTTGCTGCCGGAGATTGACCAGTGTGTCATCCAGGCTACTGCTCATCGTGGTATAGCAGTTCCGGGCGATGTCACGGGCATTTTTAGCAGTTTCATAGGCGGTGTCCGCATTGTGCAGCTTCTCGTTCAGGTTCAAGAGCATCTTCTCGTCCTCTGCAATCTCATTACGAAGATCACCGCAAGCTTTCTCCGCCAATGAACAGACCGCCATTTCGCTTATCAGAGAGTTCAGCGCCGTAATTTCACCCCTGACTGTTTCCAGATCCTTATTCGTCTTCTCTGGATCAAGGGCATCCCGCTGCCCGATTAATGCGTCGATCTCGTTCTGCTTGTCATCGACGGCCTTTTTCGCCGCCTGGACAAGCCGGTCCTTCTCGGCTTTGGCGTCAACCAAACCCTGAGTCTTTCCGGACTCTTTTGCCTGCTTTTCAGTCAGGTTGTCCATATCGGTAAGAACGCTTTCATAATTCCTCATCTTTAGAAGCGTTTCTCCGGCATGGCCATACATAGCATCCCTGTCCTTTCGTGCCTCGAGCCAAGACTGCTTGCCTTTCAGCGCCGCTTCCCTGTCGTCAGCCTGCTGCCTCCGGAAAGCCAGGTCCGCATCCAATGTATGGAATGTCTTTGCAATGGCTTGTTCCTCAGTTTTAGCCGCGTCCAGGTTCTTCTCAGCGTCACGGCGGTCCTTCAGACGCTGCCGCTCGGTTACGGTGTTCTCCCAGTCCGTAGCCAGGGACTTTGCATGAACATAATCCTCGCCCTTGACCGCCTGCTCAAGATCCTGTTTCCGCTTCGACGCCGCCTGGATGGTGGCGACAGCCATCTCGTATTTCTTCATCTCGTCGAGCCGTCGACCATTCTCGGTTATCTTTCCGTCATTCTCCTTTTTGGCCTTCACCGCCTCTTCCTGTTGGCCTTTCAGCGTTTCGACTTCTTCTTCAGGAAGGGTGTGTCCCGCCTCTGTATCATAGGCGATCTGTGCTTCTTCTTTAGCAGACTTAGCTTTGTCAAAGAGGCTCTTAATAGCTTCACCGTAACGGGAGAAATGCTCGGTATTCGTCAGCTGCTCCAGGATGTCCTCGCGTTCTTTCTTATTTCCGGTCAGGAACGCAGCGAACTGTCCCTGTGCCAGCATAGCCATCCTACCAAATTGTTCGAAAGACAATCCTACAGCATCCTTGATTCTTTTTTCGGCTTCCTCCCCCGTGAACGTGTCAGTCCCGACGGTAACGCTCAGGACGGGGGTTCTGGGTTTGAGGTGTCTCTCACCAGTATCCTTGTCGGTATTTCCCAAATAGACGCCAAGCCTGAACCTCGAACAATACTCCAATCCGTCATTGCCCTCAAAAAGTACTTCGCTGTAACAATCATCTTTCTCGGATATTCCCAGACGCGTATATTGATCGATGGAGTACACCTTGACCATCTGACCGTCGGCATTTCTGAACTCATTGTTCTTCTGGCCGGTGACGGACTCTATGCGAGGCGTCGTTCCATACAGCGCCATGGAGATACCGTCCAGGATCACAGATTTGCCAGATCCCGTATCCCCGGAAATAAGGAACATAGATACGGGAAGACCTGTCCCGGCATCTATCAAGTCTTTTTCAAAATCTATATCTGCCTTCTCAATGGAGGCGATGTTCCGTATTATCAGTTTCTTTATCTTCATGCATTGTCCTCCGTTTGGGAATCAGTCTTTACCTTTGCTGCCTTTTTCGCCGCTCTCCTGTCTGCTTTTTCTTTCTGGGATGTTCGTTCTTCCTCCTCTAATCGATGTACTTCCTCCTTTACCTCCTCGAAAGCCGACCTAACCATATCGAGATCCAGATTTGGATATTGGTCGTGCGTCTTCTCAATGAAAGTCACGGGGTCCTTCATCTGCTGCAACTCCGCTACTTCGAACACTGGTCTAGAGTCCTCACCGGCTTTCCCTTCAGGAGCACCTTCCCAGATAGTTTTAGGGTTATACCGTACCTCATCTTCGCTAGCTGAGATGATTTCGTAGACATATTGGTTGAAATTCGACGGCAAAGATGTCTTATAGTCCACGCGAAGCCGGAAATAGCCGCGTTTCTCTTCATCGCGGAATCTCCTGACGCCTGCTAGTGCCTCCTCAGCCGTGTTAAAGGCACTTCCATCCTTTGGAAGGACATAGAAATGCATCAGCTCGTCAATACGCAACTGGCGGATGGTCACGTTTCCGCCATGTTCTGTCATCTCTACGATGCTTACCGTATGAGGATAGGTCTCGTCGCAGCTAACATGGAGGGCGCTTCCACTGTAGCGGGCGACGCCCGAGGGATACGTCATGGCTTCCATCTTCAAGGCGTCCTCGGGATGCCCGAGAGTCTGCGGCTTGTGGATATGGCCAAGTGCGAGATAGTCATATCCGGTCCCAAGAGTAGAGACATCCTGCGTACGGATCGTCCCGATCTCTCCGTGTCCGGTCATATCTGATCCTGTGACCGCCAGGTGCGCAGTCAGCACGACCGGCTTTCCATCCGTGTTTTCCGCGGCCACCCGGTCGAGCAGCGCCTGGACTTGGGCCCTGCGGTCCCCCGCGATGTAAGGCAAGGCCACAATGTATCCTGCGTCAAGGCGCACGATATAGTTATCTTGCCACCTATCATCATTTTTTCCGGCATCCGCAGACGGAGATACGCCAACGAGGTGGACGTTGCCCAGCTCCCAGACGGAACGATCCGCCTGGATTCGTGCAGCAGAGTCGTGGTTGCCGGCCGTGATGACGATAGTCATGGCCGGATTCTTACGGGCTAGTGATACGAAACGCTCGTTGAAAAACTGCCGGGTAGCGGCGCTCGGCTGCTGAATGTCGAAAATGTCGCCGCTTACAATCAGTGCATCGGGGTGTTCCTCCTCGCACCATTGTTCCAATTGCGCGAAGTAATGCGCATGCTCATCTACCCTGTCATAGCTCTGGTAGATGATCTGCCCTAGATGAAGGTCTGCAGTATGAATGATTTTCAAGCTTATTCCTCCTTGGCCAACTTAATTATTTCTTCCGGGATTACGAGATCGTAGTCATAATTATCCAGATACAGTTCCATTTGAAAAATCGTTTGAAGGAACATTGCCTCGTCCTTTTCGTTAAGGGTCTTACGGTATTCGTCCACCCAATCATAAAATGCTTCACTTCGGGCTTCGTTAAATTCATCCTCATCCATCTCAGTCTCCCCCTCCGGAATGAAATCATTCTCGTCGTACTCGAACTTAAAGCCATATTCCCGCTCGGCTATTTCAATCGCGTCATCGGGCTCCTCGTAGTCCCCATTCTCGTATCCATCAATAACATGAAATCTCCATAGAGCGTCAATGGCGACACCGCTGTAGGCATCATCCAACTTCTCGTAAAGATCTGGGTATTTCTCTTTCAAACCCAGTTTTTCAACGTCTGTTTCTCCATTATTTCCCCGAATCAGGCCAATGAGTTGTCTAACCTCCTCGTCGGTCAGTTCCACCTCTCCACTTCCTTCAACAGTGACTTCCCCATAGTGGGTAAAGCCAAGGCTCTGCTCCGTGTTAATCTTGAATGTAGGCATGGTATTATAGGTTTTTGTGTATTGCGTTCATTAATATCTACTGCTAAAAGACATGTTCCTTTCATCTTCCCTTCAAATTTAGCAAAAGTTTGCCTAATCTCCCCCTCTTGAAAATAAGAAACAAACATAAGAGTAAGGAACGACCCTCATGGAGGTATGTATTTTCGACCAGCTTATGCTGGTCAAGAATATGGGAGGCAAGGAGAAGGTTGCTTTGCGGGATCTTCTCAAAGAACGCAAGAGTATCCTGGATTCTATGTTCCTTGAAACGCCGGCCGAGCTTGAACGGTTATCAAAGGTGAATGACAGGCTGTATGACTTGACGCAGAAACTGTATTCGAAGACTTACAGCCTTTACGTCGCGCTCTTGAAAACGGGATTTGATCCTGAGTTCGACGATGACATCATGCTAGACGGTACGCTTCGGTTCCTTTCAGATCTAAATGAAGATGACGATTCTGTTCTTGCTATGGAAGAGGATGACCAATACGGGTCTGATTTCCGATGGATGCTCGGGCTCATCAATTCATTGGATGAAGAGTGCGAAACGTATCCCTGCGCCAGGATAAGGACGTCATACAGTTCTAGGCATTCTCCTGAAATGACAGCTCAGGAATTGGGACTGGCCAATAATCTGGATGACGGCATCTCTTGGAATCATATTGGCCAATTCAATGGCATTTGCTTATGCCACGCCTTTTTCGAGCTTCACTCTTCCAGTAACTTGTTTTCCTATCCCGACATTCTCCGCATGAACGACTTCTAGTGCGAAGTCAAGATAACGCACCAACACCTGACTAATCAGAATGGAGACAGAGTGTCTTATTTAGACTAACAATCATAGGCAGGCCTGAAACGGTCATTTCTTCTTGCATTTCAGAAAAACGTTTGTATCTTTGCAACTGAAGGGGTGAGAGGCACACCACCTGTCGCCTTATGCCTTCAAAAAGCTGCCTAAAGGCAGCTTTTTTCATTTCGGAACTATCCATTCGATTTCCTTGTCTTCCACGATACAGACAACTTTCTTTATGGTATTGAAGTATCGCTGTGAGTCAATATCTTCTAAGAACTTATCCCAGCCATCATCAATCCTCTCTTTTGAATATAATTCCTTTTTATGGAAATAAAGAATAACACATTCCGATCCTTGTTTGGCGGCATTATGGAACTTCTTTTTAATGGCCCATTTTCCATTATTGTCGGTGGACTTGATGTCCATGATTAATCCATCAATCCAGCCGTCAGGTGTCTTAACGCCATTGGGAGCCAGTTCGGACTCGAGTGTAATAAGATGTCCTCTATTTCTTAGGATTGTTACCGCGTTTTTCTCATATTCTCCCTTTTTAATTCCGAATGGACCAACTCGGGAATCGAACTTGTGCTCTCGATGAATGGCGCTGACCCCTCCTGATTCATAATCAAAGGTTACTTCAACGTAATTCGGGTCTTGAAGCAGACGAAGATACTCCTGAAAATTCTCTTCTCGCTGTTGGTTAATGGTGATCATAACGCCTCATACCTACCTTGCTCATATCAAATAGAAATTAACTTCTCCTTCCATGAAGAAGAATTCTTCTGCGAAGATAATTGAAAAAAGATAAAAGACAAAGCTGGGCTATAGGATTATCGAATCACATCCTGCTCAACTTAACCCCACCGCCAAGCCTCATGATGGCATCCTTGAGGTCCAGCACGGCTTGGACGACGTCTTCGGCGATGCCGTCCTTTTCGTTCAGGTCACGGTAGCGGACGTAGAATTTCACTTGAAGCGAGGGTGCCAGTCTCACCTCTACTTTCGCGCGGTAGCGCTGACCCTCGACCGAGGCCTGGAGACCTTTTTCGGCGAACACGGCCGGGAGGATGCTCTTGGCTGTCGTGGCGTTGATCTGCGAAACCATCCTGTTCTGCAGATAACGCTGCTGTATCGGCCGTATCGCCTCGACTACCTTCGGCCTGAAATACCCAAGCAGCACCTCAAGATCCCGGCGATTCTGTGCTCCCAGCGGATCGTAGGAACGCAGGCCGCGGTCGGAGCGGAACAGGTATTCGATCCGCTTCAGCGCGGCTTGCACGCAGTCTTCCAGCACGAACTTTCCGGCGTCCCGAATCTTCTCGCGGTAGTCCGGCAAGGCGCGGAGCGCCTCCTCGAGGATTGCCTCCTCGCCCATTTCTCGTAGTTTCATTTTTTCTCCTTTGTCTTATTATTTCTACTGCCGGAAGTTGTTTTTCTTTCACTGCATTTCCGTGAAAGATTTTCGCGCGTGACGTGTATATGTTAATGTAGATCCCACGAAAACATGAACATGTCTCTGAGAATGGAACAGCGGACGCCCCCCGAGTGGCAGTCCATCATTGATCTGGTGGCCGACGCGCACACCCTGGAAAGGATGGCGGGATACCGTATGAGGCTGAGCCGGGAGTATATGCGCGACGAACTCTTCCTCTACCTTGCGGACCACTGGGTTGTAAGGGCCGAGCTGAACCTGAAGCGCGCGACGGCCGTGGACAGAGACAGGCTGACGTCTCTCCTCCGCGAGGCGGATTTCGATGTGACTGAGAACGGCTACGGCAGCATTGCCGTTGATCTGGACGGCTATCCCCTCCGTCTGGAACTGCAGGAACTGGGACAGACGCGCATCAGCACTCTGGGTCCCAGGAAGAATGCGGTATGCGTCTCTCTCCAAGAGGAGTCCGTCGTTCTGCTGCTGCGTTTTCTGGCGGAGGCGATGTTTGTGATGGAGGACATGGCCGAGGATGTCGTCCTGGAGAAAGAGCAGGAGACGTTAGTCACCAACATCTACGGACAAGTGTTGCGCACCCGGCTGGATGAGCTTGGCGAGCAGTACACGATGATAGCCGACGAGCGGTTCATTACGGTACACGTGCGGTTGAAGCCGGACCGCCGGCTCCGCTTCTGTGTGCGGGCCGAGAAGGCCCAGGAGATGGCCGACAAGATCGAAGGCATCATCGCTGCCGCGAACCTGCTCAACGGCGAGTTCTGGAGCACAGGAATGCGGATTATCTGATAGAAAAGAAAAGAAGAGATATGGCTACCAAACCCTATGAATTGCGCCGGCGATGCAACGTCGGCGGCATTGAGTACCTGCTGGATGACGACGACGGCACTGCCTGGCTGCACTGCGAGCCGGAAGGAAGATATAATGGGACTGACTCCTGCATATTGCCCGAAGAGGTTGACATTGGCGGAAGGACTTACCAGATCACCAGCGTTATGGGTGAGTTCAGCGTACCCACCGGCACGCTTGTTCAAGAACTTATCATCCCGGATTCCTATGAAAACATCGAAGAGCTCGGCTTCCGTGAGTCGTTTATCGAGACCATTCATATTGGCCGGGGCCTCCGGTGGTTTACCGTCTGGTCTTGCTATCGGCTTTCGCCTGACGTGACAATCACCATCTCTTCGGAGAATCCGCATATCAAAATGTCGAATGACGGCAATTGTATCCTCACCAAAGACGGCAAACGACTCATTTCCGTTGTCCGTGAAGTGCCGGAGCTTACTGTTCCGGAAGGAGTGGAAGAGATTTGTCAAACGGCAATAAGTTGCGTCGACGTGGAGCGCCTGACGTTACCCTCTTCCTTGAAAACTATCGGACCCAACGGCATCTTCCAATGCCACAGACTGCATTCCCTAGTCATCCCGGAAGGCGTGGAAATCATCAGGACACAAGGGCTGAGCGACAACCGTGATCTCCAAGTGATAGACCTTCCATCGACTTTGCGCCAGCTGGACGGCGAAACCTTCGCTGATGACGATTGTCTGGAAAGAATCATTGTGCGCGCCATCGTGCCGCCCCAGTTCAACGGCGGCCTCGACCAGGACCTGACCCGGCTCAACGCCTGCCATCTCGTCGTACCGAGACCATCCCTTCCCACCTATCGGAACCATACGGACTGGGGGTGGTTCCTCCACATCGACATTCTGGAAGACTATGATTAGTACGTCATCTCCCAAAATGGTTCCGATCACGGAAGTCTTTTTGAGGCTCAAACAGGAAAGGAAACTCAGCTGCGGTGAGGACCTGGAGCAGCTGCGCAGGATGCTCGACCACTTCGGGCAATTCCGTGCCATCAAACGAAGAATTGAAGAAAGCTCGCTCAGGACGTCGCTGTTGTGGCCCAGCGTGCAGCTGGAGGAGTCTCTATGGAGCGACATCGGACGCCATCAAAGAGAAAAGGGTTTCGACCCGGAATGGATTCGGAAAAGGAATGGACAGTTCGGGCTCACGGGCTATGCGTACAACGACGGCATTCCCTGCGAATACGAGGAGATCATTCTCACTTACGACGGTCTGGAGCGCATGGTCTTTCCCGTTCCAGTCAAGCGGGGCGGCAAGTGCGGCCTGGTGCTGGCCGACGGAATCGGGACACCCGTGACAGAGTTCCGGTACGACCAACTGTTCCGGATTCCGAACACGGAATATATCAAGTATGTCGCCATCCGTGACAGTTTATACGGTCTCGTGGGAACCGACGGAACCGAGGATGTGCCCTGCAACTATGACGGGATATATGAGTGCCCGCTGCCGGGAAATCGGTTCTATCCGGTTCGCAAAGGTAACAAATGGGGGTTCTACTACATGCCCTTCGAATTCATCAAACCAAGATTCGATGAATTGGTCTTCTTAGAAGACGACTATATTCAGGTCCGGATGAACGGACTGTGGGGCTGGATAGCCTATGACGGCCGCTTCTCCGTTGACAAGTCCAAGGCCTACTTCCGACACAATGCCGAATGAGATTCCTCTCGCGGATCTGTTTTGTTTCTAAAAATCTACTTTTTTGCAGAGTTTTAGAAATGATTTTGACACGTGACCTTTCTGTTATTCAGGAAGTGGACTAAGGCTTGAACCTCGCGATTTCTCCTTCTATCAAAGGGGGAGTATCGTCTTTGTCCTTCAGCTTTAATCTTGTTTTCAGCCTCTCCCCCATTGCGTTGTAGCCTGCTGTGATATCGAACCAGTATTCCTCGGTACCGAGGAATTCCGGTTCAGGACGGATCAAATTGCCGTTTTCGTCCATATCCAGCAACGGATGGGTATATACCCGGACCAAAAGGGCATCCAGATATTTTCCATCCTGGCAGATCAGCCGCTGCTCTTCGAGTTCATAATCCACAAAACGATAAGGCACCGGACGAAGAAGAAACGCAAGTATCTCATACTCAAGATGGATATAGTCCTCCGTCTCCTCAATGAGGACAGGCCTGTCCATAGCGCAACCGAGATTGCTTTGGTCATATCTCTCATATACTCTCCGCTCCTTTGACGTGAGAATGCCATTCGCCTTCATCACGTTATATAACGGAGTCCCCTCCTTGGGAAGTTCATCAAGTTCCTCTTCGAAATCTCCGAAATCCTCGAAATCAAAATCTAATTCTTCTTTCATGTGTAGTCGATCATTTTATATCTCAATTAATACTACTCCGCACATCGCTAATTCTTTCATCCAGCTCCATTGTTTTGGCACGTTTTTGCTAACTTTGCAGAACCGCCGGAAAGTTTTTTCAACTTTTTTGAAAATTGTTTGAAAGAAATCCGCTCCGGGTTGGTATATATTATTGTGAGGGGTGAGAATGTAGTTCTTTGACATAAGCATCAAGACTGGATCAAGGCTGCCTTATGGTTCCCAAACGTGCCTAATATTTTAAAATCTTGCGGACGGAACCAAACGATCACGCGATTTGCCCTAAATGCTTCGGGCGAAAGCAAGCAGTACCTCCTAATCTTGACGCACACTATGGAGAACATCTACACGACCACGAATGCCACTTTTACCACCGCCAACGGTGAAACCGTTTCCTATCAGGAGATTTTCGATGCCATGAGAACCAGTGTTGAAATCTACGGCAAAACCGGAGGGCGCCTTTTGACTGCCGAGGATTTGGAGGACCTTTTCCAGGATTCCATCCTTAAAGCCTTGAAGTATGGCGGCACGTTCGACTCGTCCAAGGCTCAACTCAAGACCTGGGCGTGCAGGATTGCCGAGAACGCCCGAAAGGACGCAGTCAGGAAGGCCTTTCGACGCCGCGTTGCGTTCGAGCCCCTTGAATCCCAGAACCGGGATGGGGACGAGTACATTGACTCGGACATCGAATTAGCGGCCGGTGGCTACGGGGCAGACTATGAGGTTGAGTCAAGCGAAGCCTTGGAACGAATCCAGCGTGCCATAGATTCTCTGAACGAGAATCATCGTTTCATTCTTTCCCTCCAACTGGACGGAATGAAACCGAGGCATATGGCTGAGCTCATCGGCTGCACGGCCGACGCTGCCGCTACCCTTCTCTTCAGGGCCCGCCAGGCTCTCAAGAAAGCGCTGGGCAGGACTTTCCTCGCCGAATACGGCATCGCCGCATAGGGGCATCTCACGACTTAAACCACCAGGCCAGCAATGGCCCGGTGGTTTTTTGTTTTTATACTGAAAGAATCCGCCATTGACTCCGTATATATAATTGCTATGGCGAACATCAACGTAAATACAACCGAGCTGATTCAGCTCCTCGACATGATTCCGGCCGATCACAATCTGATGCTGGTCGGCAAGCACGGTATCGGCAAATCCGAAATCCTGACTGACTATTACTCCAAGAAAGGTATGCCCGTCGTGGTGCTCTTCCTGGGCCAAATGAGCGACCCGGGTGACTTGATTGGAATCCCCAACAAGAACGAAGAGACCGGCAAGACGGACTTCATGCCCCCCTACTGGTTCCCCCTGGACGGGAAGCCTATCGTTCTTTTCCTCGACGAGTTGAACCGCGCCCGTCCTGAGATCCTTCAGACCATTATGGACCTGGCGCTTAACCGCAAGCTTGCGGGGCGCAAGCTCCCTGAGGGCAGCCGTATCATCAGTGCGGTGAATGCCGGTGACCAATACCAGTTGACGGACCTCGATCCGGCACTGGTCAGCCGTTTCCATATCGTTAATTTCCGTCCGACGGTGCAGGAGTGGTTGCTCTGGGCCCGCAAGGCTGAAGTCGATGGTCGTATCATCGACTTCATCCAGGAGAACCAGATCTGGCTGGACAAAGATCCAGACGCAAAGGAAGGCGTGGACACCGGATTGGACAAGACGCCGGACCGTCGTGGCTGGAAACGCGTATCGGATATTCTCAAGCAGTCCGGCGAACTGAGCTCGCTGCACACCAAGGTAATATCTGCCGTGGTCGGCCCGAAGGCCGCAAGCGCATTCGTAAGCAACGTGTCCAGCCGCAAGATTGTTTCCGGGCGTGAGGTGATACTCAACTTCCCCAAAGTCAGGGAGAAACTGAAAGAGTATGAATTGCACCAGCTCTCCGTGGTCAACGACGGCATCTACCGTTTCCTTGAGGTAGAGAAAGTGCCTGCAAAGGACAAGGAGATAGCCAAGAAGAACCTCGAAGAATACTTCGAGTACCTGACCCGCTTCAAAAAAGAGGCAGCGGCGCATTTCGCCAATCTGTTTGTCCAGAAGACCTATCCTAACGCCGTGGCGTTCATCGCCAGGGAGTGTCAGATTCTGACCATGATGTTCATCTCCTACGTAAAAGGGATCAAGTAGATGAGGGACCGCATAACAACCATCCTGGAGCACTGGTTCATTCAGGAGCCGGCGCTCTTTCAGGTACTTTGCACCCATGAACTGGCGCCCAATACGCAGATGGCCTGTCCCATCAGGAGCGGCAAGAGGCGTATCGAGTACAATCCGGAGTTTCTCCGTGAGATGACAGACCAGGGCCTGGAGGAAGCACTCCGGACCGAGGCTATACGCATCCTGCTCAAGCACCCGTACGAGCGCAAGCCGGACGGGTGTTGCCAGCAGGCCATCGCCATCGGTTCCAATGTGGTAGTCGGGGACAATTACAAGTACAAATCCTTCCAGATTGAAAAGCCATCAGATTTCAATCTACCGACCGGAATGGCTTACGAATGGTATTCGAGGAAAATCCAGGAAATGCTTCCTCCTGAAGCGGACAGGACATCCGATAAGAATCAAGACCTGTCTGAGTTGTGGGATGAGGACGATCTCACCGTTGCCCTGATAAACGGCATCATTGAAGGCTGCACATCCTGGGGATCCCTTGCCGGTTCTTTCGCGGAGCAACTGAAAGCGTCCACGAAGGCGAAGATCAACTGGCGCAACGTCTTCAGCGGCTTCAGGGCCAGCATCCTCTCTTCAAAGCGGAAGCTCACGCGCATGAAGCCCAACCGCAGGACCGGCTTCGAGAACATGGGATCCATCCGGCGTTTCGACACGAAACTGCTTGTTGCCGTAGATGTGAGCGGATCCATCTCCAGTGAGAGCCTGAGCTATTTCTACGGCGTCATCAACAGTGCTTTCCGTTACGGTTTTTCGTCCATCGACGTCATCCAGTTCGATTGCGGCGTGCGTGTGGTGCAGAGCCTTAAGAAAGTAATGCGTGAGGTTATCGCCATCGGACGCGGCGGAACCAGTTTCCAGGAGCCCATAGAGTATGCCGCCGAGAATGGCTATGACGGCCTTCTTATCTTAACCGACGGCTACGCCCCCGAGCCGACCTTTCCGGACAACATGCGCTGCAAAATCATCTGGGTATGCCAGGACAAGAATTGCTATGAGCAGCACCACCACTGGATGGAAAAATCCGGACGAGTTTGTTCAATCGAATTGAGATAGCTATTCTTCATTTTTTTCCAATAAAAGGTGAAAGAAACTGGAAGCGTCTCGGTATAAGTAAAAGAACAAAGGCAGATAATTCATATGCTCTTTGAAATATTGTCCAGGATCCAGGCCGCCGATTTAGGGGGCTGAAGGTCCGAATATGGATAGCCGAGGGGAGTTGATCGTGCGCCATCGATACAAAATGTCTTTCCGGACGGCACAGTTTTTCTGGCGGCCGAAAGCCGGGTTGATAAGCTTGATTGCGTTCCTCAACAGGAGCAACCTAGGGCCGCGTTAACAAAAAAGGCTGACTTTGCTATCGCTCTCGATCTCGAGTCGTCCAGGTTATTGATAGGGTTCTTGTCAATGTTCCCCGAGCGCTATCCATAGGTCAATATTTTCCTCCGGTCGGAGAATGCCTTTTAAAGGCACTCCGACCGGTTTTTTAACAGCAAAAACACAACTAGAATGACAACTATACGTATTTGTGAAGAATGTGAAGCCCGTAAGATGATTAGAGAGGGCTGTTTTAAGGAGTATGTCAATATGTGGAGTGAGCAATTTCCACAAAGAAAGTTGCTTTCTCTAATAAAGGAATTGCATTCCAAGTATAACCTGGGCCTACTTGATGCCCATATGGTGGCTCGTGCGATGGGAGCAGATGAAGATGTCGTTCTTGAGGTGGGTGAGAATGTGCGAATAAGGAAGAGAAATGATGGCTTGTCTATATTTCAAAAGGTTGGTGACATCTGGGTAAAGATTGATAAGGACATTGAAGGATTGGATGCTGAAGATATCCTATCCAGTAACTCTAATTCAAGGCTGACCTCCGTATGTGAGGAAAACAAAATCTTACACGCTAAATCAGTAAATGCACTTGCCAAGTCCATAAGGCGTTCCTTATGTTGTTGGTATAGGACTAGCGGTACGCTCTTTTCTTTTGGGAAGCACGAGATATGGAAGGTCTCTGACAATGGATGGATCAGTATCTTCTCAAATAGTCTTAAGGATCAGTCCATCTACAACTCAGAAGATGACATTGCAAGGCATATTGAGTGCTATCGCAAAGAAAAGAAGCTTGCGTTTGGGTTATTCTGAAATCAGCTGAAAGACAACCGGAGGGGGCTGGTTCGTTTCAGTTCGGCCATGAACGGGACCCAGATGGGTTTCCGTTTGTCAATACGGCCGGGATTCGCCGGACTTTCGGGGTTTACGCCCGTGGTCGTGCAGAGAACGTGATAGAACTCCGTCGAACGGATCAGCAAATCCAACGAGGATTCCGGAGCATCGTGTTCCGTTTCGATGATGACGAGTTTCGTCGTAGCAGGAAGGAACGCACGGGTACGTGCGACGATATCTCTCTCACGGGGAGAGATGAGCAGGATGATCGCCGAGTCCTCCAAGTGATTGGAGGTAAAGATGAAACGGCCATGACAGTAGTTTCGGTAGTCATATACGGAAGCCGGCGCCAGCCCACATTCGACCAGCTTGCCTTCCAGGTTGTTCGCCACTGGACGGCCCCAGCTGCCATGCAGGATGACATAGCTCCGCACCGGCTTGAAGTCTGCCGGAGAAAGGGGTGTGCCATTGTTAAGACAGAGGATGAACGGATGTTTCGGAAGGGTTTTGTACTTCTCCAGGTCGGCACCGGGCTGGAAGATCCTGGTAAACAGGGCAAAGTACGAAAGCGAGGTGCCGGTGGTGACAAAACCGTCGTGGACGTTTTTCATCGGTACGACGAACGACTTATCGGAGCCGGCTTTAAGGAAGAGCTTGCGTGCCTCATTCCGGTCGGAATCTGAAAAGTTGATGGCTGCTGTCTTACCAGGATTGACGGACAGGGCGCGCCGGGTAGCGAAGACGATATCGTTGTTGTGGCCGCCCTTGCTGACGAGCAGGATCTTGGCCGTCTTTAACGCCGTGTCGCTGAATGAATTAAAGGTGTATGGGGACACACTTGTAGCCACACCGCCCCGGGCTCCGTAGAGAAGGGCGGCAAACTCCCCCGCTGTCTCAGCGCCACCCGAACCGGTGGCTATGAGCGGCTCCGAAGGATTGGAAAAGAGGAAATCCTTGATTGGATCGAGATTGGCCGAAAACGTCTGGTCGATGACGGCCAGAAGTGTGGTCTTGGTGTCTGACATTGTACTTCGTGTTTTCTATTGATATATACACGAAAAGGGCTAAAATCTTTCAGAGAAGGTCCGAAAAGATTATGGCATCGGATGGGAGATGATAGGTCAACGAGCCCTTGTCTCGAAGCTCCATCAGAAAGCGTCCCATCATATTTGGGCCGGACCACGTCGTGCCGTCGGCGCTCAGTTTGGCACTATAAGCACCAGCCGGCTTGCGCGGGTTGGCTTGTTTTTCAACGATATAAAGTCCCTTGGAACGGTCAAGCTCATTGCGGAAGGCCTCACTCTGCGCGTACTTCTGCATCAGGCAGTATTTCATCGCGTCGACCAGGATCTTCCCCCAGTCCGGACGTACAAGCCCCACTATCTCCTGATGCTTTGCCTTCATCTTGATGTTCTGCCCTCTCTGGGCATAGATAATGCGACGGGACGTTGTATCCGCGAACTTCATTACCTGAAAGAGTTTCTCCGTACAGTCGAAGGGAACCCCCTCCACGATGAGGGGCGTGGCTGCGAAATTGCCCAGGATGCCCCATTCCTCTGCCACTTTACAAAAGGCTGCCGTCTTGTCTGCCGGGTACTCGAACCAACCGTAGTATTCCGGATAGTTTTCCTTGATGAATCCTTCGATGCGCATAGTCAGAATTCCTTGACGAGCTGCTGCGAACCTTCAATGAGCTGATGCCCCTTGGGGTCCAATTCCACCTTTTCTATTCGAACGATGCGCACGCGAGTGTCATTCAGCACCGCCATATTCTTCTCTGCCTCGGGCTTCTGCCAGTTATAGGGCCACTCTATGAGCTCCACGCCCAAGGCATTCAGAAACTCGGATGCCGCCTTTTCCCCCGCTACGGTGGCCTTGTCTATCATCTTCCTGACCGGTTTGTTTTCACCGGTAAGCCTGTTGGCCAGATATTTCCGGAACGGAATCCCCTCCACCTTCGCCTCTGCCGGGACGGGCTCTCCAAGCCGGGCTTCGACGCGCTTCACGATGGAATCTGCAACCGGGACGCCTTTCAGCAGCGAGAGGCAGTTATCCGGCGTACGGTCTGGAATGTCCACAGTATAGACATAGAAGTCATTGTTCTCCGGACGATGTTTGTTGAAAGCATAGTGCGCAGCTGTCGTATATTTTTCCGTAACGTAAACGCCCCAGCCGAACTTGACCTTGCCATCGCCCTCCAGGGCATGGTCGAGGCTGAACCTGTCGAACGGGGCAGCCGATGATCCGTGGTAAAAAAGCATGATCATAAATCTGTTTTCACAAATTTAAGATTAATCCGTTAAATAACCGAGTAAAATTGAAGCAGGAAAAGGTGTAAGAAACGACCGGCGCGATGGTATATAATGTCAGAAAAAGATAAAAATCGATGAAAAGAAGACCCGAGAACAATCCGGACAAGGTTTTCAACCTTGCTGAAAACAAGACGGTTTCACTTGCCAAAAGCCTGAACCACATCTACAAGACGGTGGATAAGCAGGGGCTGTCCGACGACACGCTTCAGTCGCTGGATGCGGAAATCAAGATGCTGACGGATCATTTCGGCATCGACGAAAAGGCTGTTGTCCTGCTGGCCGCCATTCTGGAAAGGTCAAACACGAACTGCTGCATGGACGAAGAAGACCTGGCCAACTATCTGGGCTGTTCCAACATTGAATTCATCGGCTTCTACACGTATCTGCGGGAAATGGAGAAAATCGGTGTCATCTCCTCGAACAACGCCGGAAGGCACTATTTCCGCGTCACGTCCGAAGCGCTCAAGTCCATTGAGAGAAACAGGTCGTTCGTCCCGCTCAAGATGATGGACCTTCAGCCCGACGAGCTGTTCTATCGTTTCCGGGATTGCTTCAACCGCTTCAGGAAGGACAAGATTGACTGCGATGTCCTTCTGGAGGAACTGGAAACGCTAGTAAACAACAATGCGCATCTGGTGTTTTGCCAGAAAGTGATTGAATCCGACCTGTTCAAAATCTGCAACGATACACAGCGCCGGATGTTCTACTATCTCTGTTCCAGTTATGTCTCCCTCGGCAAGCAATCGATCCCGATTGATATGCTGCTGAACCTCAGCGACTTCATGGAAGACGACAATGTTATCCGCAGGTCCATTGCCAATGAAACGAGCGCCTTTCAGAACGCCGGGTTCGTGGAGTTCGCCAACGAAGAAGGAATGGTGGATACGGACAGTCTCTCCCTTTCAGACAGCGTACGGGAAGAGTATTTCAGCGAGGTCACATTGACGCCCGAGTCCAAAGTCATTTGCAAGGACGTGGTCGGGGCCGAATCCATTCAAGCGAAAGAGCTGTTCTACAATGAGGCGGAAGGGGAACAAATCAGCCGGTTGTCCGGCCTGCTCGACGACAGTCACTTCAAAGGCATCCAGGACAGGCTCTCCGAGAAAGGTATGCGCAAAGGCTTCAACGTTCTCTTTTATGGAGCGCCCGGCACCGGCAAAACGGCCAGCGTGTACGAACTCGCCCGCCAGAGCGGACGTGACATCTTTTTCGTGGATATGTCCAAGCTCAAGAGCAAATGGGTCGGCGACAGCGAAAAGTCCGTCAAGGGCGTCTTCAAGATATACCGTGACCTCTGCCGGACCAGCGAGAGAGCGCCCATCCTTCTGTTCAACGAAGCGGATGCCATCTTTATGCGGCGCTTCGAAAACGTGGAGCACAGCGTTGATCAGATGAACAACGCCATCCAGAATATCATCCTGCAGGAGATGGAAAACCTCAACGGCATCCTCATCGCCACGACGAATCTGGTGGGCAATCTCGACCCCGCCTTCGAACGCCGCTTCCTCTTCAAAGTGGAATTCAAGCTCCCGGAGCAGAATGCCCGCACAAAAATCTGGAAATCAATGATAACCGACCTCTCCCAGCAGGATGCGGAAGCCCTCGCTTCAGCCTACGACTTCTCAGGCGGCAACATCGAAAACATCGCTCGCAAGAGCACCGTCGAATACATCCTCTCAGGCGAAAAGCCCTGCCTGGAAACCCTCCGCCGCTTCTGTGAGGAAGAATCTTATAGCAGCGCCAAACGACGCATAGGATTTTAATTGGACAACACCATAAGCGACTTGTTTGACTGAATCGCCATAAATGGCTTACGCAGCCCGAAGCAGTTTCCCCCTGATTCTGTTCAGGATGACATAGACATTGCCGACAGTCACACCGGCACGGAGAGCCATCTCTTCCGCGTCCATTCCGTCGATCTTCCAGCTGAGGAAACAGCGTTCCCGCTCGGTATTCAAACGTGAGTAGTATTCCTCCTTCAGCTCCTGGCTAAGGAGGTCCTGATCCGCATAGACGAATTCCTCTGAGGGAATGTATTGCTGAAGATAGTCCGAACGGACCTTGCGACTTTGCGCATAGGTACACACCGTGTTTTTGGCAATCGTCCAGACCCAAGCGAAAACAGTGCCTTTTGCGGGATCAAACCGATCCTGTGCCCGAAGCATTTTCTCCACTACCTCCGAGACCATATCTTCGATTTCGGTCTGGGGGAAACAGCCATTGAAACATTTGTTGACATAGCCGCGGACGGCGCGTCCGGCGTAGCTGTTGAATTCAGAGAACTCCAAAGGAAAACGGGTCTGTGACATATTAGTTATTTTTGATACTGTTTCTATCCGCATCATAGTCCAACGCTGCCGTTTCGGGCTCGTTTGGCATCACCCGGTTTCCCGGGCTACTCTAAGTGAAAAAGATTTCACTCGTCAGGCATGCGACCTGACTATTTCTGGGGTTATAATGAGTAGGCAAATATCTTGCCAGCAGCTATATCAACAGCATAAAAGTCACCTACGCCAGCTTTCTACCAACGCAAATACTTCAGAATCTTAAGATCCTGCACAAAAGTCCATAAACTCGACAAAAGCTGTATTCGTAGAATAGTTCTCTCTTTCCATAAACCATGCTTTTTGATACACCGGACGAGTCATTGTCATTTTGATACCGGCAAGCCACTTATCCCAAACATCTGGACTAATGGAATCTTTGGTCCATAAGTCATGCTCTTCACTGCATAGATTGAAGTAAAGTTGCATGTACCTAAGAACGTCATTATTAACCTCATCACTCCCCTCATATACACTCTTGGGCATACTCATGATAATATCCTGGTAGCGTTTCGTGTATTCGGCAAACATTTGAATCTGGTTCTGTTCTCGAACCATTTTCATTGATGCCAGAATTGATTTTCTTGACATCCACGCAGAAACAATGATCGCTGCGGTTGAGGCTAACAACATTAGCAACTGGATTGAATCACCTACGGACATTTTCAAGCGTATCTACGGTAGTGAATTCTAATTAGAAGTGCAACACACTTCAAAAGTCAAAATTAAATAATTATTTACAATATTCCAAAGGCGTCCTGAAACCGAGTGACTTACGGGGCCTGTGGTTTAGTTTCCATTCTATCTCGGCAAGCATCTCATCAGTCAGCTCGCTGAAATCCGTGTCTTTCGGAATGTACTGGCGTATCAGTCCGTTCGTGTTTTCGTTTGCATCCCGCTCCCAAGAGTGGTATGGGCGTGCGAAGTAGAACTCGGCATCGAGTCCCTTGGCGATCTCCTTATGGCGGGCGAATTCCTTTCCGTTGTCAGCCGTTATCGTGTGTATTTTGTCCTTATAGGGCAGCAGCGCTTCGATTGCCGTGCTGGCCAGCGGGGTGGCTTCTTTCCCCGCAAGCCTGCGGATCAGCACCAAATGCGTGCACCGGTCGTTTGTTGTCATGATAGCACCCTTGTGGTTCCTGCCAATCATCGTGTCTATCTCAAAGTCTCCAAAACGCTTCTTCTCATCTACAACCGACGGCCTCAGCGATATGTCAACCCGGTCCTGGATGAGCCCCCTGGACCTGTACTGGCTATCGCGTCTTCGTTTACGTCGACCGCGATGCCTGAGGTTACGCGCCAGCTCGTCGTTGCTGCGGCGCTTCTCCTGCCATATCCACCGGTAGATCGTCTCCGCACATACCATCTCTTCCCCCTTCAACCGGAACCGACCGCAGATTTGCTCCGGACTGTACTGGCCGTAGATGATGAACCTTCGCACGGTCCGCTTCATCTCGTCGGTGAACTTCAGGTAGTGTCGCCTGGTCTTCATCCTCCTTTCGTACTTCTTTTGGGCCAGTTGCCATCGATACCGATGGTAGCCACGACTGTCGCAGTTCCTGCGAATCTCACGGCTCACCGTGCCTGTACTGACTCCAATCACTCCCCTATTTCCCTCAGGCTCATCGGTGTCTGCAGCAACGCCTCAATCGTATATCGCTGCTCCCTTGTCAAATGCTTATATCCCATTCTCTGTCGCTTTTCTGGTTATGACAGTAAAGTTATACTGTCACGCTTCAAAGCGTTGCACTTCAGAGTAGAATCCAGCACGCAACACTGGTAGTCTGCGAACAACAAATTGACAAATATTGCAATTTCTTTGTCCGTGAACAATAAAATCATCTTTCAAGAGTAAGCTGATATTTTGCAAACGACGGTTTTTGGTAACGGCTAGCGAGTGAAAGAAATTGATTCGATATCGGTATATATTTCAGCAACATCGAATATATGGACAATCTCTTCGAATCAATCGTTCGTGTTTGCGCGGACAACACCCGGAGCCTTATGCGCTCTCATATCAATCTTCAGTGGACTCCGGATTCATACTGGTGGCCCGGTATCCAATTGGCCTGGGTCCACCCATTCCGGCCGGGAGCCCAGGGTAATAACGTTTCCGCTGACCAACTCACCAAGAGATTGATTGAGTTGGGCGTACCGGCCGCGTCTATCAAGAAGTCCGGCAAGCACACATTGCTGGAGCTGGGTAATATCTCCTTTGTCTACCGTGACAAGCAATACAAGTACGGCGGCCCGGTACTTCAGGTATCCCCGCATATCCTGGGCAAGAGATTTAGTGAGTGCGGGCACGCCTTCGTAAGTCCCACGTGCTCTGCTGACGAGCTTGTAACGTTTATGTTGGCTATAAATGAGCGTGTTCCTTCCGCGCAAGCGGCCAGCATTGACGCCTATCAGGACGGACTCCGGGAGAGAAAAGAGCGGGAGATCCGGCAACAGGTAGCTGACGATTATGCCAATCAACTCTTCAATGGTGATATCCCGGAGGAAATCACCTCTTGTACAATCGCCGATTCTGTCCCGGGAGCCATGGACCTGATTCGCTTTACTGTCCGGAATAATGGGAACCAGTGGTCGCCAAAACGAGCCTTTGACATTCCATTCTCCGAGAGAGACAAAATGCCGGGCCCCGAGTGGATTCGGGATTTCATATCGCATCCTCATCTTCTCAATGCGATTATGGAAATTTTTGACGACGAGCCGGGAGAATCCTTTCTCATTATGAGAATCACGTCTTCGCTAGACTATACTTGACTGCCATCAACGGTAACGGAATTGGATTGTGACACAATCAAGGGGGACAAAATACTGCTTAGGGCCACATGTTTTGACAACATGACAACATATAATTCCCAAAAAAATGTAACTTTGTATGGGACTTATCCCATTTTTTATTCATTATCCGGCCGGTATATCATCCCTTGAACTAAAAAAATAAATCCTTTTGATGCTATGTCTTCTTTAGATCCCATCGTAACGTTCTTCATTCACACAGCTGACGTCATTAAAGAGCAGTTCATTATGACCGCTAACTCCCATGGCGGCTCCAATGAAAAGAAAGAGAAAGCACTGAAAGAAATTGAAGAAATGCCCGTCCAGTTTTGGTTCTACATAACTGATATGATATCAACCGATGTTTTTAAACAAGTTTACAACGTGCAAATAACACCCGAAGAAAGCGAAGAAAGTATAATGGATGAAATGGTTAGGAATTATGCCGAGCAGTGGCTTGACGATGAGTTTTTCCACGACAAGCTCAAAGTCGGGTTTTTAAGGTTACAGAACGAAAAGAATGGAGAAGAATTAGACAACAATGGCCATGATTATATAGATCTAGGTTTGAGTGTTAAGTGGGCGACGTGCAACGTCGGTGCAACGAAACCTGAAGACAACGGTTCGTATTTCGCTTGGGGTGAGACAAGTCCCAAAGACTCTTCAACCAGAGACGCAGCACGTGCTAATTGGGGCGGGACCTGGCGTATGCCGACAGATGCAGAGATGGAAGAATTGATAGAAAATTGCGAATGGGAGTGGACTACGCTGGGAGGTAAGATAGGGCACAAAGTAACGAGCAAGAAGAACGGTAACAGCATCTTCCTTCCACCCACTGGTATCCGTTGTTGCGGAGAAGATATCGGAGCGGGTTCCGACGAGTATTGGTCCTCTTCTTCTTGCCGGGAAAGTTATGATGAAGCTTGGAGCATGTTCTTAGAGTCAGAGGAAGCAGATGACGTCCAAATGTCCGAAACACCCCGCTACTACGGGGTCTGTGTTCGTCCCGTCTTAGGAAGTACCCTGGACGGTACACGAGAAAACGAAGAAGAACAGAATGATGTTTATTTTGACAACAATGGCCATGGTTTTATAGATCTAGGTTTGAGTGTTAAGTGGGCGACGTGCAACGTCGGTGCAACGAAGCCTGAAGACAACGGTTCGTATTTCGCTTGGGGTGAGACAAGTCCCAAAGACTTTTATTCTGAGGATAATTATAATACGCTTTATAATCCGCCGGATGATAAAAAGTATGATTCAAAGACTCGACTTGATCCAATCGATGATGCAGCCACAGCAAATTGGGGTGGTAAGTGGCGTATGCCGACAGATGCCGAGATGGAAGAATTGATTGAAAATTGCGAATGGGAAAGAACAACGTTGGGAGGTAATAAAGGATACAAAGTAACGAGCAAGAAGAATGGCAATAGCATTTTCCTTCCCGCCGCTGGTTTCATCAGAGACCCCGGTTTAGAGCGATTTGAGCTGTTCGATATCAGACTGTTCGTGGCGGGTTTCGAGGGGTACTATTGGTCTGCTTCCCGCCATTTATATGGGTCTTTTTCCTCTCGCATTAATTCGAGGTATATGTTCTTTTCAAATAAGGTCATCATGGACTACGACGAACGTGATATGGGGTTCTCTGTTCGTCCCGTCTTAGCTGAGGATGATCATCTCAGGTTCTTCGACGACTTAGCCTTAATCCGTGAGGCTCTTCTGAATGGTGAAAGAAGTGATAACAACGCCTCTGTTGCTGACGGCATCAAACCACGTGAGCGCAACGTGTCTGCTTATCTCGTCAAATTTACACGTAACGGCGATACCCCTGCTTTCGCTTTCGCAACCAAGAAACTTTGGAAAAGCATCGCAGACAACCCGAAAAGGGTTGAATTCATCAAGACGCATCCCTATTATGGGCACGATATGGAAGTTTATTTTTTTGATAAGCTGCCGGCCACGTGCAAGTGTTTTCTTGTCAATCGGGTAAAACTGAAGAATTATGACCTTGAAAAATATGAAACGATAATTGATTCAGCAATAAACAGCGCCAAAAAGGTGGATTTTTAATTAACAATAGTTCGTTAATTTATTCCCAGACCTAAGCGGCTCTGGATGTAAATAAGACCAGTTCTTTGAAAAGTTTGTCAATAACTTGTGGGAACGGTCGCAGACCGGACACGCAAATAAATCGCTCAAGCATGTAGGCGTTATGGATCATCGACTTGCAGGAAGATACAGAAAACGGAACTCCGAGGTCCTTGCAGGCGGCCTTAGCCAGGTTGATACTGGCGAAGGAAGCGTTGAAGTGGAACTCCAGTCTCCGAAGGTCTCTGGCCTGACAGTCGTTGAGCCCGGCGTAAGATTTGGCATCGCGAAAGCAAAACTCCAGCTGGAAACGCGTTCTGTAGCAGTTGATTACATCACGGGTGGTCATGGACTCGTCCGTGCTGAAGTAGATCTGCCACTTGTCCATCGAGTCCTCATCCGGATACCAGATGGCAACCTTAATGAAGCGTTTGAGGGACTTCGAGTAGGCCTTGAGGCCAAACAGACGCCCCTTGTCCACGTGGAGTTCAACGCAGTGGGTAGGGTTCAAGGTTGGCAAAGTCAATCTTGCCGTCGTACCATCTGGGATGGCCCCGCTTGCCGCCGGGCTTTTCCGTTGTGGGATACCCCAGGGCGGCATCGTTCCGCATGCGGCTGACCACGTGAAAGCCCTCGTCCAAAAGCGGCAGAACAAAGGTCTGCTTGGCAAAGAAGGCATCCGCGACAAGAAGTTTGGATATGGCCTGAAGCCTGTCCTTCATGGATATCAGGAGTTCCCGATACCAGTCGACCAGGTTGTAGTCCATCTCCTCAAGGGTCTTGGCGTTGGGTGTCTGAAGGGCACCGAGAGTCATGCAATCGTGATTCTCAACGTCAATCAGGCCAATGCCCAGCAGTTCGAGGCCTCTCTTGGGACCTCCGGCAGCTCCAGACCAGAACTTTCCGAACCACGGAGTCTTGTTCCCTGCATTGGGAATGAAGCTCGGGTCTACCGCTATGGCTCTGAACTTTCCCGTACACACCTTGTTCGCAAGGAAGAGGTTGAACGCGAACCAGTCAAAGTCATCCCGGGTGAAGGTGTTCCGGTAGGTCTGTTCTGCGAACTCGCCATACCGGCCCATCTGCAGGAAATTGATCTTATCAGGTATTGCCATGAAGAGTTTTAGGGTATCGATGATGACTTTCTCGAAAGGTTTGCCTAAATTTGCTACTGATTTGAGGGCTTCAATGACCTCGGATTGGTATTGCGTAAGTGCGTTTGCGTTATTCATAACTTAAAGCACAGGATACTCTAAGTTACTAATAATCAGCGACTTATGCAATACTTTTCTGCTTTATTTTTGGCGCTTTACGCATCCTCTTTTTCGGAGTATTTGCACCCATTCTCAGCAGCCTTCTGAGCGGTCGTTATTGACAGTGTTTTCAATGAACTTTTGTTGTTAAACTGTATGTTTTCGTTTAGCCTGCCGCCTTGCGGCTTCTAAACATTAAAATTTACCGAAGTATTGAAACAATATAAGCCATAGATTTCACCTATAGCTTTTCTTCTAACTGTACCGCGCGCGAGAAGTAGACACGAAAAGATTTTTTCGTTAACTCGTTTTTTCGAAAGTAGACACCGGTGATTTTTTCACGGCATCTGGTTTTACAAAAGTAGACATTTTTCAACTTTTTTCAG